AAATCAAAGAAGCAATAAAAAGATATGGGGAACAGCTTCCTGGTGGAGAAAGGGATGCCTTTCGTCATTTAGTGTGGCAAGCTAATTTACAGCGTAACTACCCTTCAATTGCTAAAATGATTGGTGACTTACATGAGTCTAAATATTTTCCAATATTAGGAGGTAGAGGTCAAGGAGAAGCTGAAAGACAAATGGATTTATTTAATAACGAACTCGGTCGAAGAATTGCTGACCAAGCAAAAACAGAAGAAGATGTCTATCGTATTGCTGCAGAAATGATTGAGCAAGAAAAAGCTAAGGTTCTTCCAATAGATCAAGTTCAAATGGAATACAAATATTAATGGCTGATGAATTTATTCCTTACGCAGTGATTCCTAAACCTACTTCAAAATTTAAAAAAGTAGTGAATGACTAGCTTAAAAGTAAAGCTACATGATAAACAGCTTGAAGTGTTTAATGATAACACTCGATTTAAAATTGTTGCTGCAGGTAGACGATTTGGTAAAAGTAGATTAGCTGCTTGGCTTCTTTTGATAGAAGCCTTAAAGAGTACATCCAAAGATGTATTCTATGTTGCACCTACTTACCAACAAGCTAAAGATATTCTGTGGAGTTTGTTAAAAGAGTTAGGGCATGAGGTTATCCAATCAGCCCATGAAAATACTTCAGTCTTAACTCTTGTTAACAACAGAAAGATTTATTTAAAAGGTGCAGATAGACCAGACACTCTTCGAGGTGTTGGTTTAGCATTTTGTGTTATTGACGAATATGCAGATATTAAACCTAATGTATGGGAGCAGATCTTACGACCTGCCCTAGCTGATGTACAAGGTAAAGCATTATTCATAGGAACACCTAAAGGTAGAAATCATTTCTATGAATTATTTAAATATGCAGAGAGTGGTAGAGATGAACAGTGGACCTCTTTCCATTATACATCATATGACAACCCTCTAATCCCTGCATCTGAAGTAGAAGCAGCTAAAAACTCTATGAGTAGTTTTGCATTCAGACAAGAGTTCTTAGCTTCATTTGAAGCAGCAAGTAGAGATTTATTTAAAGAAGAATGGATTGAGATTGATGACAACGAACCTGATGATGGTAGGTATTTTATTGCTGTTGACTTGGCAGGGTTTATTAATGTTGATAAAGAGTCAGGCAATAAAAATAAAAAACTAGATGAAACAGCCATAGCTGTTGTTAAAGTAAATGATGAAGGATGGTGGGTTGCAGACATCCTACATGGTCGATGGGATATTAAAGAAACTTGTAACCAACTTATTAGAGCCGTTATGAAGTATGAACCAATCTCAGTTGGGATTGAAAAAGGAAGTTTAAAAAATGCAGTGCTTCCTTACATGATGGATTTAATGCGTAAGAATAATTTTTATTTTAGAATTGATGATTGCACTCATGGCAATCAAAAGAAAACAGACAGAATTGTTTGGGCTCTTCAAGGTAGGTTTGAACATAGAAAAGTTAAACTAAACTTTGGAGAATGGAACAATGAATTTATTGACCAATTGGTTAACTTTCCTAATAGTCAACTGCATGATGACTTGATAGATGCGTTAGCTTACATTGATCAAATACAAGTTGTTGATTACTTCCAAGACTACGAGGAAGAAGAATTTGAAGTAATTGATATGGTATCAGGATATTAAAAGGGAAAACTATGGCACAAGATAAATTAGTAGGTTGGTTAAATGGTACTCTTGAAGATTGGAGAGATCATAGAGATACAAATTATTTACCAGACTGGAAAGAATACGAAAGACTTTGGCGAGGAGAATGGGCAGCTGAAGATCGACTCAGAGATTCAGAAAGAAGCCGAATCACTTCTCCTGCTTTACAACAAGCTATAGAAAATCATACAGCTGAAATTGAAGAAGCTGTCTTTGGACAAGGTAATCATCTTTTTGATATTGAAGATGACATGATGGACTCAGACATGTCTGACATTGAATACATGAAGGGCTACATGAAAGAGTGCTTCAAGAAAAACAAAGTTAGAAAAGCTGTAGGTGATGTTATCCTTTTAGCATCTATCTATGGAACTGGTATCGGTGAGATTGTCATTAAAAAAACAAAAGAGTTAGTCCCTGCAACTCAACCCCTTCCTGATGTTGATGCAATAGCCGTAGGTGTAGAAGAAAAAGAAAAAGTTAATGTAACCCTTAAACCTGTTTCTCCACAAAACTTTTTAATTGATCCAACTGCTACTTCTATCGAAGATGCTATGGGAGTTGCTATTGAAGAGTTTGTCTCTGCTCATAAAGTAGCAGAGAATATTGCTAATGGTGTTTACTTCAATGTAGACATCAATGACGATGCTGCTCCAGATAAAGACTTAGAATCAAGTTGGATTGATACAGAGTATAACGATGATAAAGTTAAAATTGTAAGATACTATGGACTTGTTCCTGAAAAATTATTAGATGCTCCTGAAGGAGACAATGTAGAAGATTTATTTGAGACAGAAGAAGTTTCTGACTTAATGGAAGAGTATGGAAATTTAGTAGAAGCTATTGTAGTGATAGGTAACGACAGTAAACTTCTAAAAGCAGAAAGATCTCCATACATGATGAAAGATCGTCCTATTCTTGCTTACCAAGATGACACAGTTCCAAATAGATTCTGGGGTAGAGGTATTGCAGAAAAAGGTTACAATATGCAAAAAGCTATTGATGCTCAGTTGCGTAGCCATTTAGATTCATTAGCTCTTACAACAGTTCCTATGATGGGTATGGATGCTACACGATTACCTCGTGGTAGCAAGTTTGAAGTTAGACCAGGTAAATCTGTTTTAACAAATGGAAACCCTGCAGAAATTTTAATGCCATTTAAATTTGGTGCAACAGATGGTAGTAACATTCAAACAGCACAAGCTTTTGAAGGAATGTTATTACAAGCTACAGGTACACTTGATACAGCAACTATGCAAACAGTTCCTGCAGGTGGAGAATTATCTGTAACTTTATCAGGAATATTAAAACGCAATAAGCGTACATTAGTTAATTTCCAAGATCAATTTTTAATTCCATTTATTGAAAAATCTGCTTGGAGATTTATGCAGTTTGATCCAGAGCATTTCCCAGTTAAAGATTGGAAGTTTGTTCCATCATCTACTTTAGGAATGTTAGCTCGTGAAGTAGAACAAATGCAGTATATTAATTTAATGAAAACTTTAGGACCAGATAGTCCTGTATTACCTGTATTACTAAGAGGAGTTGTTGAGACATCTAGCTTAGGCAATAGACAACAGTTACTACAGATGCTAGATCAAATGAATCAACCTAATCCACAAGAAGAGCAAATGAAAGCTCAGATTATGCAGCTACAAATGCAAAAAGCTCAAGTGGATATTGCTAAGACAGCTTCTGAAGTTGAAATGAATAAAGCTGAGGCAACTAAAGATTTAGCTGAAGCATCAATTAAACCTGATGAAATCAGAGCTAAGATCTTAACAGCTATTTCAACTAATCTTCCAAACGAAGATGATAAGATACAAGCTGAGTTTGATAGAAGAGCTAAAATTGCTGAGTTAATGTTAAAAGAAGCTGATATGGATCAAAATCGTGAGATTGTTGAGCTACAGATGCAGAAGAACATGAAAAACTTGACAAAGTAAGCCTCTTATGGTATAATTATTATATAAACCTACTATTATAACACAAAGTTTAGAAAGGTGCAATAGTGGATAAAAAGTTACAAGAATACTATGAAGAAAGATTTTCAACTATGTCTACGACAGGTTGGAAAGACTTTATTGAAGATGCTCAAAATATGTTTGATAGCTACAATGCTATTAATACAGTAGAAACCTTTGAGGATTTTCATAAAAGAAAAGGACAATTAGATATTCTTCAATGGATTCTGACCTTACAACAAGTGTCAGAACAAACCTACGAGGAGTTAAAAGATGAGAAAGTTATTTGAGTTTCATTGTTCATCATGTGATTATTCATTTGAAGAACTTACTGAATACACAAAAACTATCCCATGCCCAAAATGTAACTCTAACGCTGACAAAATAGTTAGTGCACCTAGAGTTAACTTAGAGGGTATTACAGGTAGCTTCCCAGATGCAGCAAGAAGATGGGAGAAAAAGCATTATCAAAAACTTGCAGAAGAGACTAAGAAGAAAAATTCTTAGCTTCTTTCCTAAAATGCTAAACGCACAGGAGAAAATAATATGGCAGAGTTAATTGATGAAGTTTTAGAAGAGGAAAAAGTGGAGGCTTCTTCATTAGATGAGATGGGTAAAGATGCAGAAGAAACATCTGTAGAAGAACCCGAAGTCGAGGCTAAAGAAGAAACTAAACCAGAAGATGATTTACCAGAGAAATACAAAGGAAAATCTCTTAAAGATATTGTCTTAATGCACCAAGAAGCTGAAAAGCTTATAGGTCGTCAAGGCAGTGAAGTAGGAGAGCTCCGAAAAGTGGTAGACGACTTTATTAAAACTCAAACATCAAAAGATTCAGAGACAAAAGAAACAGAAATAAATGATGACGATTTTTTTACAGAACCTAAACACGCTGTAAAGAAAGCAATTGACAGTCATCCTGCTATAAAAGAGGCTCAACAAGCTGCTATAGCTATGAAACGATCAGAAACATTAGCTAAGTTACAGTCTGAGTTCCCAAATTTACAGGATACAGTTCAAAATCCAGATTTTGCCGAATGGATTAAGTCATCAAAAGTGCGTACTGAGTTATTTACTCGAGCTGAAACACAGTTTGACTACGATTCTGCTAAAGAATTACTTTCAACTTGGAGTGAAAAACAGAGTATTACTAAAAAAGTAGCTGAAACATCAAAAGTTGACAGAGATCAACAATTGAAAGCTGCTGATGTTGGTAGTAATGGTACAAACGAGCCTGTTTCTAAAAAGAAATATCGTCGTAGTGATATTATTAAACTTATGCAAACAGATCCTGACCGATATGATGCTTTATCAAATGAGATTATGGCAGCCTACCGAGAAGGACGAGTAATTTAACATTTTTGAAAGGAAACTGAGATGGCTTTAGGCTCAAATCATGTAACGATAACAACAGCTGCAACCTTTATACCTGAAATATGGTCGGACGAGATTGTAGCTGCTTATAAGAAAAACTTAGTAGCAGCAAATTTAATGAAAAAAATGGGTTTTGTTGGTAAGAAAGGTGACACAGTTCACATTCCAGAACCAACAAGAGGCACAGCATCATTAAAAGCTGCTAATACACAAGTAACACTTCAAGCAGCAACTGAAGGCGAAAAAACTGTAACAATCGACAAGCACTATGAATACTCACGCTTAATCGAAGACATTACAGAAGTACAAGCATTATCATCACTTCGTCGTTTCTACACAGACGACGCAGGTTACGCTCTTGCTAAGCAGGTCGACGACGACTTGTTTGTTCTTGGTAAGTCACTTGGTAACGGTACTGGTGCTTCTTGGGTACACAACAACGCTTACCAGATCAACACT